ACAGTGATGTGACACCACATACTACTCAACGCTAACTGTATAGCATGTGGTGTCACATCACTGTGACGTCTTTTCAGCCTTAAAAATTTATTTCAAACAACCAAATTGCGGCATTTGCAATCTTCGTCCGGTCAAGGATAGTGGTTGAGTGCTCATTGCTCGATGAGACTTCCGTCCCTGCGATCCGGGATCCAGGTCTAGGGCACACGATTTTGGCCTGTGCGAGCCGTTAGTTGCTAATTTTCCCCATAATGTGTGAGCCATGGACACGGACGCTGATTTGTCCGTTATAATAATCTTTGGTTTCTAAAACACGCCTTGAAAATTGTTCTCTTGCTTCTATGTAGGAACATTCTGCCCGGCTTTTACAATAGAATAGTATTACTCTTGTAAAATTTTCTGGGCCCAATGATCCCACATCTTTGATTAACTCGTCGTTTGAGCCATAATAATCGCGCCAGTCACTTTCAATTTTTGATCGTATTTTCTTTTTTTTCTTGGTGCCGTTTTTGAGTTTTACTGTTCTTTGCTGTGTTTTACTAAATTGAGATAGCTTTTTGCCTATGTATTTGCGCCCTGATATATTGTTTGTGATTAGATATACAAATCCCACACAATTTGTTGGTAAATTCTCAACCGGTGAGCTTTCGAAAATCCAGGTCATGTGTTTGATTCTTAGAGTCCATGATATTTATGCCATGATGAGGTAATGATAATTTAAATATTAAATTCTAAATTACAATATAACGTTATTTCTTCTATACAAGTATTATTGCTGATATTTGTACAGTAGTCAATAAAATTGTAAACATCGTCGAGGTTAATGCCGTTGCCAGTCCAATTTTCACGACTTCTACTAAGTTCGGTGTCAAGGCGATCCAATGTAATCAACGTTGTTTTAAATTTTACTTTATTTTGTTTAAATGATTGACTTCCCTGTTTGCTGGCATGAGAAAGTGCAGCTTTGCTAATACGATACGTTTCAAATCTTGGTTCAGGTGCCACGATTGATTTTCCCCCCACACTTCCTATGTTGATAATTACCCCTGATTTATTGGCAGATTTCCATGCATCGTAGACTGCCATATATAAATTTGTTTGTGCAAAATTTGCCCAATCTTCGTGTGGGGCACCATCAAAAGCATTATTAATGAATACATTGTGTTTAAGACTTTCTTGTACTATTTTTTGAATGCCTTCATTATTGGTAATATCGTACCCATTGGTTCGACTCACACTAGTGCCGTTTAGCGTACCACCATTGATGTTCCTAGGGCATTGCGGACATGCAGCATTACAATACGTGGTAAGTTCAATTTGATATTCATCAATTTTGTTGTAATTAAACATTATTGTAAATCAACATCGTTACTATAATTTGTGAAGCCATTTTCTTTGACCACAGTGAGCACATTATTGAATCGTACTGCGAGTTCATCCTTCTGTGATACCAGCCAGATGCTGCGTTTGCTTTCTCTGCTCATTTTTTTAAGAATAGCCAGGGCATTTTCTACTCCGTGACTGTCCATACCACTATCAACTAACTCATCAATAAACAACAAATTGATTGACTGGTACAAGCTTTCCCAGACGTCTCTAAAACTCCAGCTCAGTGAAAGTATAAGTCTGTTACGTTCCCCACGTGACAGGTTGTCGAAATCCAATTCCCGTCCCAGCTCTTCAATAGTAACGCTGAGATCATTATTGAATTTTACTGTATGCGGCAGACCTATTTTATCTAGGTAATGACTTAACCGAATATTCAAGTAGTTTAAATTTTGATCTATTATGCGTTTTCTTATAAAGCTATCTTTGTTGGTCAGTAATTTAATCAGGAAGTCCTGATGTTCTTTGATACGTGCAAGCTCGTTTAACTGATCATAGTTAATTTCCTGCAACGCATGCGCCTTCATGTCATGTATTTGTTCAGCGTAGGGGTCAATTTCTTGTTGCTTGCTGGTAAGCTGTAATTCTATCAATGACATCGAGCTTTTGTGTTCAAATGCCAAGCCCTCAGTCTTGTAGAATGTGCTGGGTTTAGTTCCTAGAATTCCCAGTGTGCTGTATTCTACTAGTAGCTGATCTATGTCCAAACAGCATTTATTGAGCAATTCAATTGAAGATTCAAGTTGCTGCCGTTTTTCGTCAAGTACACGTTTGTGATTTTGGTCATGAAACGATTGCCCACATGTGTTGCAGGTGTGATTTTCTAGACTAGTTGTGTCAGATTCCAATTTGGTAATCTGCTTGATTTCACGATCCCGATCCTGTTCTGCTCTTTTTAATGCCAGGGTATTCTTTTCAATAGCTCGGGTTTGGGTGATGTATTCTGCTAATTTTTTATGTGCTTTGAGTTCTTCTTCAATGTCCAATTTACTCAATGCATCGTATGCTGATTGCAGCCCCAGAATATCTTCATCCTTTTTAGTTAACCAATGTTGCTGTTTACGCAGTAACGAATCAATTTGCTCCTGTATTCGTTTGTTAGCATCTATGGTTGCTTTGATCCTGAATTCTTCTTGATTTATGGAATCCTTGGTCAGTTTATTTTGTTCTTTGAGTAAGTCAGCCTTCTCACTGAGTAAGGTAATTCCCAGTAGTTGTTCAATAATAGCACGTTGCTCGTTTGCTTTAAGTGCAAGGAATGGCTCAGTATAGGTATTCAACGCAACAATATGTTTGAACATATCATGGCTCATGTTGATCATTCTCTCAATTTCAGCCTGCGTTTCTCTACTATCCCCCTGACTGTTGTCGTCCTTGCTTTCCAACTCTTGATTGTTGGCATAAAACTTCAATACATTGGGCTTGCGTCCTCGTTCGATTCGATAATTTTGATCGTCACAATCAAAATCAATAGTTACCAACATATTTTTGGCGTTGGTTTTATTGATCAGATTATCTTTTTTAATATTTGTTAATGCTTGCCCAAACAAGCTATAACTCAACGCATTAATGATAGTAGTTTTACCGGTACCATTTCTGGCGCCTGAATCATCCCCGCCTAGATCCAAATTTTCCCCCAGTACTAGGGTTAAATCATTTCGGTCAAAGTTAATTGCCTGGGTGGCATTGCCCACACTCATGAAATTTTTTACTGATATTGATTTTATTTTAAACATGTAAATGTCTTATTATAGATTTCTATACATCTCAAGTAGTAAATTGTTATCATAATGATCGCTGCTGATAGCCGATAGCTGATTTGACACTATTTGGTCAATGCTTTCAAATTCTATATTTCCTCGAATATCGTACTCTGACATATCAGATGTTTTTTGTGGTATCAGTGATATTTCTCTCAGCTTATGGCTTTCAATAAAAGTTTCTTTAATAAAGGTTGCTTCTTCGTAGCTAATATCAATATCAATGTTGACCCTTACATGCATTTTTTCTTTAAGTAACCTGTCAGGTGAGGTTAGCAGATCACTCAAGTTTAGATTTCGATAGGTAGGTTGATTGGGCCAGGCAATATATTCTGGTGATCCACCCCATTCTAGGATAGTCAGTCCACGTTGGTCATCTCCGGCATCTGCATAATTATGGGGGAACGAGTTTCCAATGTAAGTTATATTATTGTATGTTTGCCTTTTATGAAAATGTCCGCTGAACACATGCCCCACGTTGGCAAAGTCTTCTCGTTGGATTTCTCCATGATCTGGCATCTGAATCATGGCATTCATATAAAAATGCGGTAACTCAAAATGTCCAAATACATATTGATTTTTTAACTTTGGTATTTTTTTGTGATCATTGCCCACTAGCCAGGGCACAATAGATACATTGCCTTCGTTGAACCAGTCATTGACAATCTGTATGTTTTTTAAGTGTTTGGCCCATTCAACACTTTGAATGTCTCGTCGATCTCGATAATACAGATCGTGATTCCCGGGAATAAAATACGTTCTGTCAAATACACTGTTCAGATGTTCCAATGCTTGGAGGCTGTAGTTTAGTGTCAGAATATTAATAGTGGCACGATTGTTGTGCCAGTCTCCCAGGAACAGACAGGTATCACAGCCTTGTTCCCTGGCCGTTTTTGCAGCCCATTTCACAAAACTTAAACAGTCTTCATTATGCACTTGACTGTTTGATTTTAAACCAAAATGAATGTCAGTAAAAATTGCTGCTTTTTTAAATAGATTGCTCATTGATCAATTGTATAATTGGGATTGTTAATAATCAAGAATATTGATTAATCATCGTAACCGCCAAATGATCCGCCACTCATGTTCTGTCTGGTATAGCTGGGATTCAGCCCATTCATTTCCATGATATCATCACGAATGTTTTGATTTCTCTTTTCAATATTCAATACTCGGGTAAAAGAATTGGTTATGGCTGCTGTATAATACGCAAACGGATTCTGACTCTTGGTCTCGTCGAATTGCAGTCCAATCTGACTTAATTGCAACAATGCCTGACTACGCATCTCATCATTGTAGGTATACCCTCGCCAATTGCTGCGAGTAGCATACCTCTCACATAATTTCATAAACATATGTGCTAGTTTTTTGGTTATTGACCCGTGATCCTTGCTGAATGTACCAGTAATTAAATCACCCTTCCAGTGACTTTTCCCTACTAACACTGGGGTTTCTTTGTCATCTACACGGTAATGACAGAACGGTGGGAAGTTAACACGTATATATTTGGTATTTTTTGGCAAGTCATCATCATATTCATTATGAAGTTCGTCGTCATCAATCATGGACTCCTTCAAGGCATCGTTAAACTTTTTTGTTTTTGCCTCGTCCACTGGAACATGCTCCCAGGTCATCACTCTGAATACCACGTCAGTTGTGGGGATATCCGTGGGATCTATTTCAAACTCTTCTAATTTTTTCTTTTCGCCAGTGGATAGCACAGCAGTTTCATGTGCTAATTTAGCCAATCGTTCTGCCCTTGCTTTTCGTGCTTCCAATATGGAAGTTTTGTTGATCTTGTCAACACTGTCCAGAATTACGTCGTAATCTGTTGCCACTACGTCTACAAAAGTGCAATAAGTGCTTTTACTTTTGTGTATCTCCTTGAGGATATCTTTATTATTTAAATAGTTTGTTTTCATTTTATTATTTTTTTTATTTTATAGTGCATTGTAGCACATCAAAATGTGACAAATTATAGCATGTTTAATACTGAATGTCAACTTATTTCCCATTAACTGATACTATTTTTCAAGCCGATAAATATTTTAAACAGGTATAATTATCATGAGCGTATCTCAGAATACAAACAACTATCAGGCAAACGGTACTGCCCAAACATATGCGGGGTCTTCTAGTTCGTTTGGGTATGGTGATAACCCCAGCGCATTTAGACTCAACGCAGCGGGGCTCTTTCCTGGCGCAAATTCGGTACTTGGTGACATAGCTAACCAGGTATTTAATATAAACTTCCAGGGCGCCGACGGAACACCGTTATCCGGGGATAATGATTGGCGGGTCAGAGTGACCGTGTCCAGTAAGGTGAAATCAATATTATTTAACGGAAATGCGTTAATGAGTCAACTATCCAGCATGGGTGGTGTGGTTTTCCCCTATACTCCCGAAATTGCCATTACTCATAATGCAAGATATAACCCAACTCAGCTGACTCATAGTAACTATAGCAGTTATTTTTACGAGGGTAGCGAGGTGGCCAGTATAACCATTGGTGCTGAGTTTACAGTTCAGAACTACGCAGAGGGCCAGTACTTGATGGCAGCTATTCAATTTTTTAGATCCTGCACCAAGATGTTTTGGGGATCAGACAACAATGCAGGGGCTCCGCCGCCGCTGGTGTTCTTAGATGGTTACGGGCAAACCTATTTGCCACACGTACCCTGTGTAGTCACCAGCGTGGGGCATACCATGCCCAGTGAAGTGGACTACATGGAAATACCCATAGGTAGATCAGTCAATGCCATGACTGTTGGACAATTGCAAAGCCAGGTTAATAGCGGTGGGGTTGTCAGATTGCCTACTTCTAGTAAATTGCAGATCACCCTGCAGCCAGTGTACAGTAGAAATAATTTAGCCAACAATTTCACATTATCCAAGTATGCCCAGGGCGCCGGGGCGCCCAACAACCGTGGAGGATTCCTATAATGAAAAATGTAGAGTACAGTAGGACCAGCCCATATTCGCAGACTGCCACCTTTGGTAATTTTCTTGACATTGCAAATTTACCAGCTATTCCAAAGAATCCCGATGATGTTGTCTTCAGAATTAATAAAACCTATGTCATGCGCCCCGATTTACTGGCATTTGATTTATACGGCGACCCAAGTTTATGGTGGGTCTTTGCCATCAGAAATCCCAATGTTATCAAAGATCCAATATTTGACATGCAAGTGGGTAAGAGTATATACCTACCTAAGAAAACTGCCCTACTGGGTATACTGGGATAAACTATGTTTGATGACTTAACGCGATTTGGGTACCTGGACAGCACAGCTATTGCTGGAGTGATTGGGGCTGATGCGGGTGCCACTGATATCACGGTGGCATTGGCGGAAAATAATAATTCCATGAAGTTGGACGAGACTGTTGTTGCCCCTGGCGTGGTATCTTTAACTGGTTTCACTGCGTCAAGTGCTCGTTACTCACAAGATAATCCCGGGCAATCACAATCCTTGCTGGATAATCCGTTGCATGATTATCAATCCTATACTTACTGTCTAAGCTGGCACATGCTGGGCATGGATGCATTTAACAGTATAGTCAATGATTACGGCAATGGGGCAAAATATGTGCCCAAAAATGTACTGATTAGCAGCGCGGGTAAATGGGATAATTTGACATTCGTGCGTAACTCCAATTTTAAAGAAGATTTTTATTTTGAAAATTTAAAATTAAAAACAATCATAAACACCACCAAGAGAAATAGAAATAGTAATCTAATAGAATGTGATTTTACTCTGATAGAGCCCGCGGGATTTACGCTGATCAATCGACTTTTAGCAGCATCAAAAGAAATACGTGCACAGAATGACAACTATATCCACATGCCTTATGTTTTACAAATTGATTTTTACGGATATACCGACGGTGACAGTGGACCCAAGTTAGTGCCAGATCAGACAAAAATTATACCCATACGGCTAACTGCTTTGAAAAGCAAAATTACCTCTAGGGGCACTGAATATCAGGTATCTGCGGTCCCGTTTAATCATCAGGCATTCAGCCAAATTAATGTGGCTAGTCCAGCAGCATTTTCTGTCACTGGAAAAACTGTTAAAAACTTCTTTGGATCGGGTAATGTTGATGTAAACTACCTGAATAGAAATCAAAGCCTGCAACGGGAAGAACAGACCATCAGGGATCGGGTAACAGGCTCCCTGGGATTTTCAGACGCTGAAAGTGATTATATTTTAAATCGATTAAGTTTAATCACAGCCAGTGCCAAAGACATTGTAGGGGTGTCAGGCTATTGCGACGCAATTAATGCTTGGTTCAAAGGATTAGTATCGCAGAATACCATAAAAATTGCCAATGAAGTCAGGGTTGAATTTGATCCTGAAATTGCCAATGCCACATTATATCCCTCAGCAACACAGGGCCCAGTAAATGTGGCACAAGCGCCGGCAGGGGGTTCTAGTGAGCAGGCTAAAACTGATGCGTTACAGTCTGCGGGTGGTATCAACAAGGGACAATTAAATTTTAACGGAACCACGCTAACTATCCCAGCAAATACCAGCATAGATAAACTGATAGACTGGGCAGTGCGAAATAGTTCATACATAGGCAGCCAGATAAAAGATCCAACACTATTGAAGGATGTACAAGGGGGAAAAACACCCACAACTCCATTGAAGTGGTATCGTATAGTGCCCAAGGTAAAAATTATCAATTATGATATGACACAAAATAAGTATGCTCTGGAGATAACTTATTATGTAAAAACGTATACCATGTCATCAAAATACCCCTATGCACCCAGGGGCAGGGTACCTGGCTATGTTAAAAAATACGATTACATATACACGGGAAAAAACAAAGATGTGATTGACATGCAAATTGATTTTGACATGATGTACTACGTCAAAATGTCGGCATTCCGTACAAAACAAAAAATATCTGAGACAGCACCAGGCATTGGTAGCGATAGTCCCAAGGACAAAGCAACCGCAGTAACTGAACTTAATGTTGATAAAACAAATCCGGCAAATAACTTAGCACCAGTGTCAGTGGGAGTAAACTCAGATTCAAATACTGTTACTAGAACAGGCGGAAATCCGCAGTTGGCAGTAGATGCTGCAAATTTGCAGGATTCTCTGTTATTGGATGCTCGTGGTGACATGATTAATTTGGATCTAAAGATCATCGGAGACCCGCAGTTAATAAAACAAGATGATGTGTTTTACGGGCAAGACCTATCCACTCCCACAGGCCCACTGACTAAAAATGGCAGTCTCTGGATGGACAGTGGGGAGCTCTATACATTTGTTAATTTTAAAAGCCCCACTGACTATGATGAGGCAACTGGGCTGGCTGATCCAGATTCCGGAAAATATAAAATTAGCGAATATTCTGGGGTCTATAAGATTATCACCATTGATAATACTTTTTCTCGGGGTAAATTTGAGCAAACACTGAACTTGGTTAAACTGTTGTATGATCAGGAAGGTAAACCAATTTTTTCCAGAGCTACTGCTGGTGCTGTTGGTGCCACCAGTGGCATGATTAACAGTGCAGGTGAACGGCTTGAGTCTTCGCTATCACTAAATTCATTACTGAGTCGAGATCTGGGACTCGATCCCACTACGAAAACAGTCATGGCATTACTTGGTACGGCGGCCTCTGGTGATTTGGCTTCCATGTCCACCAATGCTGTAAACAATGCGGTATCTGGCGTTGTTGATTTGGCCAAGCAACGTCTGGGCCAAGAAATATCAGACCTCACAGGTGCGATAAACGTGCGCCTCATGGAAAATGCCAGCGACTTGCTAACCACTAGCCTTGACATCAACAGCCTGGACCGATTCAACCAGGCTGCGGCAGAAATAACAGCGACAATTACGGATGCAGGATTTGCCATTGGTGATTTCTTTACCTAGTAATTTATAGGATATGGTAGCAAATACAATGAGTAATAAAGG